CCACAGAAGTCTTAGCAAAGGCACTCATTTCTTGTACCATAAATTCTAGACCAGTTTTGTCAAGTGCTAGGAAATGTTCCCTATTCTCAACAAAATACTCGTCAGTCTTCTCGATCTTGGCCTCAGCGAATTTACTGCGTACCGTTGCTAGCTTCTCAGCTTCGTCGGTATCTTTGTCGATCTGTGCTTTAAACTCACGAAGGCTAGTCAATTCATCTTCAACGGACGCAAAGCCATCAGTCTTTTCCTTGAGCTGTCCTTCCAGCTCAGCAATCTTTTCATTGGCTTTACTGAGTTGAGACTTGATAAGTTCTAGTTCTTCCATTGAATTATCCTCCTGTTCAATTGGTTTAATATCCTTAGCTGCGACCGCCAAAACGGGAGTGCGCCCAGCGAAAGCGGGTAGTCTGACTAACGTAGCCGCACGTAGTATAATACCCTTCAAAGTGGAAACTCCATCTTCACCAATGATTTCGTCGTTGAACGGAACTTCCCATGAAATTTGAGGGGGTGTGCCAGCCTCGAATTCTTCTAAAATTAACTTTACGTCATCTGGTCGTTCTTTTGACCATAATGCAGCTAATCCCTCAATCTTGTTTGCAACCTGTTTTAAGTGTGTGATAACACCAATAGCAAAAGATTCATCGTGTCCATCAGCTATGTCACCAGCTGCCATTTTAATAGGCATGTTGACACCACTTCTAATTAGATTGTCAAACTCATCTTGAGGAATACGTTGTTTATTCTCATTTGGCTGGTCATCTGTTAAAATGAACTTCAACCAACGGAGTGTCGGATTAAGTGTAATAGATGCAAAGGCATCATCTTCCGCCAACTTTTCTTTAATTAAATGGACGTTCGTATCAGCCATAAATTTACCTCACTTTGTACACGGCAAAAGATAAGGAAGTATATTCCTCTACTTTAATTATACCACAAATTAGACCTTTTTTGTCAATATTGGTCTAAAATAAAAGGAATCTTGCACTATTCCTTGTCTTTTGGCTTAGTTTTGGTTTCTACCTTCTTTTTTGGAGGGGTTTGAGTACCACCAGCACCCGCCGGCTTAGAGAATGGTTGCTCTGGAAATTCCTCTAGGTCACTATCGTCCATCATTTCCTTCTCGCTCTCACGACGTTCGAATTCATCAGAGTAATTCATACCGAACTGCTCCACGAATGTTTCCTTAGAGATGTTTCCTGTTTCGTACAGCTTGATCATAGCATCTACAAAGTAACGGAATGAACTTAGATTGATAGGCTTGAACCGTAGTTCTGTTGTACCCTTCATGCCATTCTGCTTTAATGTTTCAGCTATAACATCATCTAGTACTGCTATGATCTTACGTCTGTACACTTCCATAGTCTGTGTTGGGCTTAACATAGCATATTCAGCATCAGATGAGCCAGTACGTTCAGTCTCACCAGTCGCTAGAATAGCAGGAAAACCTAGACCGTAGAAGATATCACGATTTACTTCCTTATACTTGGAATCAGCTAGCAAAGCTTCTGTATCAGGAAATACCCACTCAATCTCTAGAGTGTGGTTAGAGAATAGCTGGAAAATACGCTCTACATCTGTACCACCACTGTTTCTCCAATACATCTGCTTCTTGATATCGTTCAGTTGATCTTCATCATCCTCAGTTAAAGGAAATAGGTCATTACCAAGTTTTATTATCTGGATAGCTGAGATAACTCTTGAAGCAATAGAGTAGTCCATTCTACGAATATTTCTCTTGTGCTTCATAGCTTCCATGGATGCATACAAATATGGCACAGGATATGGAGAGTCTGCCACAACCTTACGTCTAATAACTACAGGATCCTCAAGCTTGAAGTGTATCTTGTTAGCCTTTACAGCTGCTACAAACTTAGGATACGCTGTTTCTAGATATCTATAAAGTTCCTTATCTTCCATAAGGTTCTCATATATACCACCTGTTAGAATGAAGTGTATTAGTTCCTCTGGTATTCTGATAAAGTAAGATTGACGATCAGACAAACCTGGGCTTTTGATAGTAATGGTAGCTGGATCACGTACCCACATAGATGTAGGTAGTGTAATAGCTGCGTATTTCTTTAGTTTAATACCAGAAGCTATAAGTTCTTCCTTGCTTACTGTAGTATACTTGACTTCTGGAATAACCAAACCAGAGATAAGATACTCCATAGCCATAGCCTCAGCAAACTCTAATAGCTTAGGTACTAGACCGTCTATTAGGTTTTCTTCATTATTGTTGAGATTATTACGCTCAAAATCAATATCTGTAATACCAATATCAACCATCTTATTGATAACTGTAGATGCAATTGGGTCTCTTTTGTAAAAGAATCTACAACCGAATACGGTCTTTCTATATTCGTCCACATCTACGATTTCCAACTTATCAATTTGATCCCATGTCCAAGGATTAGACACTGAGATATTGTTTTGTAAGTTCATGAAAGCTGCGTTCTTTAGTTTTGTGTATGTCTGTTTTTCATCTGTCATATTAGTTTAACCACCTTGGTGTTAGTAGTTTGACTGGTTTCGCTTGAAGTGCCATACTTTCGTTTACTAAGTAGTATGCCATCATACCACAGAGCAAAGCTGCTGTAAAGTGGTCGTCTCCTCTCTGACCACCTTTAGGTGTCAGTGTCTTGTAAACTATCTCCCCTGATGGGGTTTTAGTGTAAGTCATACGTTCAAGTTCAGAAACCATTTCAATATCGGTTGATGAATAAGCTATTCTATGATTATTAGTATAATTCTGTAATACCGTAACTGAGAAAGGCTTAGTCTTTTGTTTTAATTCCTCACCATCTGCATCTGTGCCTATGACTACCATTGACGAGAAGTTTATAGGTATTAAGCGTTCAGGGTACTTCTTATGAGCATAGTCACTAGATTCAAGTAATCTTTGTGATACAGCTAGACCAGATGAACCAACATCTATTCCTATAATTGACGGTCTATATCTAGTATCCAGCCAATCTATGATTCTATCTTGAACATTATAGGATACCTTATTTAACTGTATACGTGCATGAAAACGCAAAGTACCATTCTTACCTTCATAAAGTATTAGAATAGCCGTTGGGTCTGTATAGCCTAAGTCTATTCCAATTAATACTTTCTTCTTTTCGTCTATAGGCGGCAAGAAAGATAAACGTGTCTGATATTCTGTCATATCCCCCTTTAGTTCAATACCATTTAATGTAAGCTTATGTACTGGATAACTGTCTATTTCGAAAAGTCGTCTATCAAAGACAGAGAAGATAGGTGCGCCATGCTCACCGAGGACAAGGTGGATAAAATCGTCGTTTTCTTTGCTTCCATATTGCTCGATTGCTCTAGCTTCATCCTCTCCCGTGAACCTTGGATTGTCATAAGCAGACAAACGGTGCTTTGTGTAATTTGAGTTCTCCATGTCGGCATGATACAATACATTGTTTTCTCGTAATCCTGTGGGTACTCCTGCTACGCCTAATCTAAATCCCTCCGTAAATGTGTTAACAGTCGGTTGTTGTTCTACCCAAGTACCCCAAGGATAATAGCCTCCTTCATCTACTAGTACGAATGGTGTGTGCAAACCAATTACATTAGCACCCGTACCTGTTTGACCCGCAATACGACAAAGTAATACCGCTTGGTTTAGTAGCGTTATCGTATGCGTGGAACTATTGATACCCTTACCACTCGCTATAAATTGCTTTAGTAACGAGTTCCCCCTAAGTGCTCTAATAAGTCCAGTGAATACAGGTTCTAAGTGTACTTTGTTTGGTACAGAATAAACAATATAATCTTCTGGGAATATGTTAAATACTAATACCCACAGTAGCAAATTAACAAAACTAACTGTTTTACCTGTAGCACGAGCTGTACAAACGCTTATGTGAGAATTAAAATCACATAGGACTTCCTTCTGATAATACGTAAATTCAAAAGGTTCTTCCCAATCTAATCTATCATAGTTTTGTATAAACTCGCCAAACAATACTGGATTACGAATAATTTCAAACAGGTATAAATCATCTACCTGTGTTATTTTTTCGGTTAATGCCAATTATCTACCTCCACGCCAGAATCGTGTAATCTGCTCCTCGTTTCCCCTTTCTGTGATTTTGAGACTAGCTTCCAGCGTTACATTCTTTGTTAGGGGGTATGGTTGTCCATTGAACGGCACAGTCCAAGCTTCTTTAGCAAAATCTCCACCCCACTTGCTAATATAAAAACGTCGATTATTATCAAAGTACTTGTGTGTAGAACCCCCTGAACCTTGATGAATAGTTCTACTCCAAAAGTGAAAATACTGCGAATTACCTAACGCACATGTCTTTAGTCCTGCATTAACTCCACGTCTTGCATAGTCATTGTCCGAATAATAGG